CATGTATTATAATGATCAAAACTGGGAAAAGGCTTTCCAACACGGGCTTACACTACGCCATTTAAAATGCCCCGTCGAGACTGATCCTTGGCAAGTAGAGCTTACGGCCTACTTTGAAAATAATTGGCGATTACGCGATGCTATAGCTGTAGTAATTCAAAGAATGGGTTCTAAAATTCGAAACGTAGAGCTTCTTAAAGAAGGTAAATCTATATTTAAATCATTAATGGTAGAAATTGAAAAAGATAATCAATTTCCTAATCGCAGTAACCAACTTACACGACTTAAAGGTAATTTAAAATACATAAACGACGAACTACAAAATATAAATGAAAAAGAAAACTAAAACACCAAGCTCAAAAAGGCCGCACATTGAGCAGATTAATCAGTACTTAAAAGATAATAAAGGTGATCACTTTAACTTTGAAGAAGAGAGAGAGTATACAGTCTCCAGTGGTAGTCTCAAATTAGACATTGAGATGGGGGGAGGAATTAAACCAGGAGTTATTCGGGCTTGTGGGGTCACGGAAGGCGGCAAAACTTCCTGCGCTTTATCTTTCGCTAAGAACTTCCAAAAAATACCGAACTCTTGCGTTTTATATGTTAAAGCAGAGGGAAGATTGACAGACGACATGATAGAACGTGCGGGGATCGACACTTCCGAAGAGAAATGGCAACCTATTAAATCTAATGTTTTTGAAACTGTAATTGATTTTATTCGCCATATGGTGCATCACAATGAAGAAGATGTTCGTTACATGGTTATCATCGACTCAATGGATGCCTTAGTTCCACGCGGAGACTTAGAGAAAGGCTCTGATGAAGCCTTAAAAGTGGCGGGAGGGTC